GTCGCTGCAGGCTGACTTGCGTCGCGTGACCAGCGAGCTGGAAGCCATGCGCAGCGTTATCGCCTCCATGGAGGCCACTGCCGCCGCCGCGCCCGCGCCGGCCCCCGCCGCCCCCGTTCCGGGGTTCAGCACGTCCGGTACGTCGCTGATCACCGACGCGGACGTTGAAGATTTCGGAGAAGAGACCATCGACATGATGCGGCGTGCCGCGCGTGCCGAGGCAGAACAGCAAAGTGCTGGCCTTCTCAACCGTATTGCGCAACTCGAATCCCAGCTCCAAGGAGTTGGCCGGGAAGTGCAACAGACAGCTCGTGAAAAGCTGTTTTCCGCGCTGGACGCTCGCGTACCCAACTGGAAGGACATCAATCGCGATGAAACCTTCCTGACATGGTTGCAAGAGAGCGATCCGTACTCGGGCGTGCAGAGGCATGCCCTTCTCATGAGAGCCTTCGAAGGCAATGACGCGGCCCGCGTCCTTCGCTTTTTCGAAGGCTTCCTCAGTGAACACGCAGTGTTGAGTGAGCCACAACCAGCCCCGACTTCCGAGCGCCAGCCGCAGGTGAGTCTGGAGACGCTTGTGGCCCCCGGACGACCGAAGAGTGGTCCCACACGCGCTCAAGAGGGTGATGGTAAGCGCATCTGGACGCCCGCCGAAATCACGGCGTTCTATCGAGACGTGCAAAGCAAGCGCTATGTCGGTCGCGACAAAGAGCGTGCACGCATCGAGCAGGACATCGTGGCAGCGGCGCGCGAGGGCAGAGTCAAGGCAAGCGTAAACCCCTTTTGAACCGTAAATTGTAGGAGACACTCTCATGTCATATCCACTCGGTACTCCGTTCTCGGGCTCTGCCCCGAACCCTGCGTACAGCGGCATCTTCATCCCCGAAATCTGGTCGGGAAAGATGATCGAAAAGTTCTACGACACCACCGTGTTGGCGCAAATTGCGAACACCAACTACGAGGGTGAGATCAAGAACAGCGGCGACAAGGTGATCATCCGCACCAAGCCGACGATCTCGATCCGTGCTTACACGGCGGACCAAGCCCTGACCGTTGACCGTCCGTCGAGCAACGTCGTTGAGCTGCTGGTTGACCAAGGCTACTACTTCAACACGATCCTCGACGACGTGATGCAGGTGCAGGCTGACCTCGACCAGATGTCGATGTGGGCTGAAGACGCCTCGGAGCAGATGAAGATCCAGATCGACACGAACGTGCTGGCGTACACCGCTACCACTGTCGCGTCGCTGGACTCCGGCACCAACAACTCGGGCGCGTCTGCAGGCCGTATCTCGGGCAACATCAACCTCGGCACCACGGCGGCTCCGGTCGTCATCAAGGCCAACGGTGCGACCGGCGCAGAGAAGAACGCCATCGACATGCTGCTTGATTTTGGTCAAGTGCTGGACGAACAGAACATCCCCGAAACGGGCCGTTGGGTCGTCCTGCCGTCGTGGTACATCGCTCGCCTGAAGAAGTCCGAGCTGCGCGATGCGTCGCTGACTGGCGACAGCGAGTCGGTGCTGCGCAACGGGCGTGTCGGTCGTATCGACCGCTTCACGCTCTACTCCAGCAACCTGCTGCCCACCGGCACGGGCGCTGGCGGCGCGTACACGCGCATCCTCGCAGGCCACAACCATGGCCTGACCTTCGCATCGCAACTGAGCAAGGTGGAAACCCTGCGTGGTGAATCCACGTTCGGCACCTACCTGCGCGGCCTGCAGGTGTTCGGCAGGTCGGTACTCGACTACACGGCGCTCGGTCTGGGCCACGTGCAGGCTGGTTGATCCAGCTGGGTCAGATGGGGGGTCGCGAGGCCCCCTGTCTTCTTCTACGTCGAGCACTTCGAGGACACTTCCATGAGTAGCCAAAGGCACAAACGAACCGTCCATGGGTACGACAGCAGCGGGGAAACCCCGTATACGCTGGGCGACCTTGGCCTGCCGGCAGGGGCCTTCACCGATGACCTCGGGGGCCAGACTTACAACTTCCTCACCTACTTTCCGACAGCGACGAACTTCGTCCTGTCTGGTGCGCCGACGGGCATGTCGCTCAATGCGAGCACCGGCCTGCTTGACGGCACGCCGACGACGGTGCAGGCCGCGACCGTGACACTCACCGTGACCTATGCGACGCCTGTAGGTGCACGCACCAAGGTGGTCAACTGGTCCTACGCGGTGACGGCAGCTTGAGATGGCTCACACGCTGCGAGACATCCTCACGCTCGCGCGGGACCAGCTGCAGGATACGCGGGCACCGCAGCGACACTCTGACGCGAAGCTGCTGCGTTACCTGAATCTGGCCCTGTCGGACGGGCTTCGGCTGCGCCCGGACTTGTTCTTCCCGTCGGCGCACGACAAGGACTTCGCCTACGTAGAGGCGGACCTCGATGAGGTCTTCCCTGTCGACTTCGCCTACCGCACTCCGTTCGTCTACTACATCGTCGGCACGACTTCGCTCGAAGACGACGAGTTCGTCGCGAGCGGGCGCGGCGCGGCGCTGCTGGCCCAGTTCAAGCAAAAACTGACGGGAGCGCCCTGATGGCTGTTGCAATCGAGCATTGGTACGACGAGATCGCTGTCCACGCCGCTGGTGCCGCAACTGCTGGCATGGAGCAGGCGGTGAAGGGGGCAGTCGCGGAGTTCATGCGCGAGTCGGCGGCGTTCACGATGGAGCTGCCCGGGCTCACCCTGCGCGCAGGCAAGAGCACGTACTACATCCCGACTCCTGATGAAGGTCCGATCATCTGCCTGCTCATGCTGCTGTACAAGAACACAGCGTTGATGCCAGTGACGGAAGCGCAGTGGATTTCGTCACCTCCCATGGGGAGCGGCACCGCACCGACGCGGTTTCACGCGGACGTGGCGGACAACACCAAGGTCGTTGTCGCGCCGACGCCTGAGAGCACGCTCACGGACAAGCTGGTTCCCTACGTTGCCATTGGGTACTCCTCGACGTGTAGCTCGGACTTGCCGAATGTGTTCTGCCGGCAGTGGTACGACGTGATCCTCAGCGGGGCATTGAAGCGGCTGTACATGCAGCCGAACAAGCCCTACACGAACGTGGCGTTGGCGACATACCACACCAAGGTGTTTCGCACCGGCATCGCCGTGGCGCGCGACCGCGCGCGGAAACAGTTCACCCGTCAGGAAACCCCTTTCAGATTCCCTTCGTGGGCATGAGGACGACATGGCAAATCAATGCTACCCCAAGGCCCGCCAACGCTTCGGCAAGGCAGAGCTGAACTGGGAATCCGCCACGATCAAGGCATACGTGATCTACGACACGTACGTCTTCGATTCGACTGACCAATATCTTGTGGACATCGACCCTGCGCATCGCGGGCCGTCGGCGCTCGTCACCGGCAAGACCATCACCGACGGGTTCGCCAACGCGACGCCCACGCCGCTTCCGGCGATCTCGCTGACGGCTGACGCCAATGCCGTGATCTTCGTGGTCGACACCGGCAACACGGCGACCGACGTGCTCATCGCCTACATGGACGCGCTGGAAGGGTTCCCGCTTCCGTCGGGCACGACGGGCGACTTCACGATCTATCCTGACATTGCCTTCGGGGGGTACTTCCGCCTGTGACGCAGCTGGTCGAGCTACTCGCGCCAGACCTCTGGCTCAAATGCGATGACACGAATGTCAGCGCAGGCGCGGTTGTGGCGAACAGCGGCACCGGCCCCTTCTATGTCGGGACCGACTGGCACTTCGCCAGCGACCGCTGGATCGCATCGCAGCCCGCCGCCGCGCCGGTAGACGGCACGTCCGTTGCGGTAGACGCGTCGCTTGGTACGCCACTCGGCGCGCGCATGGAAGTCTACGCGCAGCCGGGCGACATCTATCTGGGCATCGTGCTGGAAGGAAGCACCACGAAAGACGGCTCCGCGATCCTGATGGGCTTCTTTGAAGTCCCGCTGCTCCCGCCCGGCGGCGGCGGCGCGTTCGAGTCGCGCATCACTGAGTTTGGCGTCACGCGCGTCACTGAGGGCGGCGAAGTCTACATCCACGATTACGTAACAGGGTGATCCCATGAGCTTGCGCATATCTGAATTGCCCGCAGCGGGCACCCTCGACGGGGTTGAGCTGGTAGAAGTGTCACGGTTGTCGAACACGATCACCCGCACCGCGACGACGATTAGTGCCGACAGCACGACCAATTCGTTCCACGACTCCGCTGGCGGTTTCCTGACCGCCGGCTTCGCCGTTGGGCAGTCCATCAAGTCGAGCGGGTTTACCGGCAGCGCCGCCAACAACAAGACAGCGCGCGTGATCACCGAAGTCGACGCAACCGACATGGTGTTTGGCGGCGCAGACGGTGACGACATCGTCACCGACGCAGCGGGCGAGTCCGTCACGTTGACGGCTTGGGTAAGCAAGGCGGCGACTCCTGCGGCGACTATCCGCGACGCTACTGGATATGCACCCGACGCAGCTATTGTCTCGCTACCAAAGGACTACGCGCGCCTCATACTGTTGCACGAAACTGATCCGCCTGAAATGAATATGCTTACTACGATCAGCTGGGTGGGTGCTACGCAGACGGTGCACGATAGCGCTAACGGGTTTCTTACCGCTGGGTTTGCTGTTGGTGATTTGATCGAGTTGATTGCCGCTGGAGATTCTGATAACGACATCGAGTTTGCAAAGGTTATATCGGTTTCTGCAGGCACGATGCAGTTGGCCGAATGTGTAGATTACAGTGGCTTGCCGACAGCTATAGTCGATGAAGCTGCGGGGGACCAGACCACTATCAGCAAGTGGAATTTCCGTAAAGTACGCGTGGCTGATTTAATGCGGGAAGTCAGTCTCGGCGACTTAGCAGAAACGCTCGGGGCAACAGACGGCGACATGCTGTACTACAACAATGCTGACTGGGTGCGGCTCGCCAAGGGCAGCATGGGACAAGTGCTTGGGCTGGTGTCGGCCTCGCTTGGAGGAACTGAAGACCCGCAGTGGGTTACGCCAAGTTCGTTGGAGTCGTGGGGCTACGCTTGTTCCGACGAAACCACTGCACTGACCACCGGGGTCAAAATTACTGACCGCGCGGCGTACAATTTCAGAGTGTCTTCGATCAAGGCTTCGCTTACTACGGCACAGACTAGTGGCTCCATTCTTACCATAGACATCAAAGTAGGCGGCGTATCTATCTTCAGCACGTTGCTGACCATCGACAACACCGAGAAGACTTCGGCGACTGCTGCTACTGCATATGCGCTGACTTCTTCGCCGACGACAATAGGCGCTGATGCAGAATTCACTATCGAGATCACGCAGATCGGCGATGGTACCGCCAAGGGACTCAAGGTCCGCATCATTGGCGAGTATTCGGTATGACCTCTTTCATTAACCCGTACCTAGGGTTTGGTGGCGCTCCTGCTGGTCCTTGTGATCCGTACTGGAACTATGTTCCGCTGTTGCTGAACATGGACGGGACAAATGGGTCTACTGCCGCGCCGACCAACTCTAGCGCCAGCGGCATCCTCATAGCTAGAGATGGGGGAAATCTCAGCAGTACACAAGCGCGCTTTGGTACAACGTCTTATTGGTTCGATGGAAGCGGAACGAATAGTGCAGGGACGCGCATAATTAGTACGCCGGATTTACAGATGGTATTCGGCGCGGGTGACTTCACTATCGAGTTCTCGATGTTCGTTGTGTCCGCGCCTTCTGCGTCTGCCATTTTGGTGGACGGCAGGGCGGCATTGACGCAGGGAGCGTATCCGACGCTGTACCTCTCGCCGTCCATGACGCTTGGATATTACGTCAGTTCGGCTGACCGCATCACCAGCGCCTCGGCGTTGTCGTTGTCTACTTGGTACCACGTTGCGATAGTCCGCTCGGCTGGTGTGACTAAACTCTATGTCAACGGCACGCAATACGGCTCGTCGTGGACCGACAGCACGAACTACATTGCGGATGGACTGGTGTTCGGGGCATCCAGCTACCACACATCGCCCAATACCCAGTACGGACTCTACGGGTACATGGACGAAGTGCGCGTGACGGTAGGCATCGCCCGCTACACGGCAACCTTCACGCCGCCAACTGAAGCATTTGCTGACTCGGCCTGTGCGTGGACTCCGGCAACAGAGCCGGGAGTAGACGTGTGGATCGACTTTAGCGACTCCAGTCAAATGTCGTTGGTATCTTCAGACATCGACAGTGTGTGGTCCAAGGCGGCCAACGACACGATCCAAGCTGTCGCTACAGCCTCTACCAGACGCCCCACGTTGACAGCCTCGGCCCTGAACGGACTATCTGTGGCTTCGTTCTCTGGGGACGCCATGTACATCGCCAACAACGGCGGGGGCTGGTTGAACGGTACGGATATCTTCCGTGACGTGAGTGGCGGGTACGTCGCGGCGCTATACAGGAGCAACCCGTCCAACCCAAACAGCAACTCGCGCATTCTGTTTTTTAACTCCACGCCGGCCGACACGACCACGCGGTTAGGTCTGTTCCAGTCTGTTGCTTCTTCCGGCGCAAACTCTCCAGCACTCTTGGGCAGGCGTCTAGACGCAGACTCAGGGCAGCCGCTGAACTCGGGAAGCTCTCTAGGAACTGCGTGGACCATCGTAGTCGGCTACATAGACTGGGCTGACTCGGCTGCGTATGTCTACGTCAATGGCACGCTGGCGGCGTCCACAACGTCGTTTCAGACTAGCGGCTCTACATCGAATACAGCATCCAACACATCGCCCACTATAGGGGCGGCACTAAACGGTGGCGCTTCGGTGCAGCACTTCGAGGGGGACATCGCGCAGGTGTTTGTCGGGAGGTCTGCACTGACCACCACCGTGCGCCAGAAGCTAGAGGGTTACTTGGCGCATACCTACGGACTCACTGCAAACCTCCCGTCCGATCACCCATACAAGTCGACTCCGCCAGTCTGACGAGAGGACCGCATGGCACTCCCCGGCGACTACATCATCTTCAGCTCCAACCCGACAATTGGGGGCGTCCCCCATTTCGAGTTGGTGCTGACGAATGGGAACACGGAACTTGCTGTGCATATCCCCGGCACGGGCAACCTCACGCCTGCGCTCACGGCGATCACGCCCGGCAACGTGCACCAGCTGGGCGTGCGTCACTGGGACTCGGGCGCGGAATACCACTGGGAGTACATCATCGACGGCGTGGTAGAAGCAGGCACTGGCCCCACCATTTCGAGCCTCACGCCCGTCAGCGTCAACGTGCTTGCCATCGGGTCCGACCGGGGCATCGCACCGCTTGTCGGCGGTGCACCGTCCATGCCGGGGCGCTACGACGAAATCCTGTTCTGGGCAGCGGGCAACACGCTCACCGACGATGACATCGGCAACATCTACGACTCGTACCATTACTGGCCGTTCGTGGAAGGCTGGGACGACGAACTGTGGAGCACGGCGAGCGGCGTTTCGCTTGTCCCCCACTTGCCGACTACGGGCTGGGACGACGAGCTGTGGGGCACGCCGGTAGTTACGCGCGACGCAGAGCGGAACCCCATCACGTTTGTATCGTGCAAGCCCTGCACGACATTCGTCAGCGAGTCCCCTTGCAGTTACACTAGCTGCGCTACAGATTGTTGAGGACACAGCAGCATGAACCAGATCGCAAGGACAACGAAGTGGTGGTACGCAGTGAGCTTCCCGTGGCTCGCCACGGACGAAACCATCGTGTCCGCGACGGCTACCGTCGAGACGGAAGACCCTGCGGCAGCTGACGTGCTCGCGCCGCTGTTCCCCGTCGTACAAGTGACCATCGACAATCTCAGCACGCCGCGACGCGTGCTGTTCCTCGCGGGCGGCGACGGCATCGAAGGCAACATCTACCACGCCAAGATCGCCGTGCTCACGAGCAACCAACAAGCCAAGACGGAGTGCTACCCCTTCGTCATCATCGGGGACTGCTGATATGCCGCGCGTCTATTCCAACAATGCGTCCACGACGCTGATCAATCCGCTGAACACGTCGGACACGATCTTCATCGTGTCGAACGTCGGCGACGCGGTTGCAAAGTTTCCCGACCTGACCGACCCCGCCGACTTCGCGATCATCACGGTGGAGAACGTCGACGGCACGTTCGAGATTATGAAACTCACGGACGTGAACTCGGGGACCAACCAGTTCACCGTGGTGCGCGGCAGCAGCTTTGCCGTGGACGACATCGACAAGACGCCGTCCATCGCGTTCCTTGCAGGCGCGCGTGTCGAGCTGCGCACGACGGCAGGCGCGTTTGCCGATTACCTGCAACGTGATGGCGAGACGATCCACGGCGGCGTGTTTGGTGCGACGCCTGCTGCGCCGGCTGAGTCGCAGACGATCATAACCAAGCACTCCACCGGCACTGTCGCGCCGATCCTGTCCGACGTGGAAATCGGCGAGCTGGCGTTCAACGCCAAGACGCGCAAGCTGTATGCGGGTGGCGTCGACGCGCTGAACGCCAAGGAGCTGGTCGAGCTGATAGCTGCAACATATGTCGGAATCGGCGTCCCCGACTATCCCACGGAAGGCATGCTGTGGTGGAACCCCACGGACAACGCCTTGCGCGTGTACGGCAACGACGCGGCGTGGCACTTCTGCATCGGCGAATCGCCAGTCACCGAAGCGCTCAAGCTGCTGAACAACGTGGCGCTGCAGGGGCGCAACGCAGCCGACAGTGCGTGGAAAGACCTGCTCAAGATAGACACAGCGGACGACATCGTCATTGGCGCGTCGGACATCGACTTCGTGCGGCTCGTCGCGGCGGCGGCGAAAATCCGCGCCGCGCTGAATATCTACACGGATGCGGACAATGCCAAGGGCTGGGATTTTCTGGCAACGATGTACCTCGGCGCACCGTTCCTGAATATCAAGGCGAATGCTGCCAACGGCGCAGCGGCCATCATCGCCAAGAACGGCGCAGGCACGGAACTCCCATTCACGTTCGGCAATGACGGGTATTTGTACCTGCCACACTATTTCTTGCCGACGAATAACCTGCACGTCACGTCCAAGTATTACGTGGACACCGTCGCTAATGCGATCCCTGCGCTCACGCACGCGATCAGCGTAGGCGCGAGTGGCGCGATATTCGGCACGGCGCTGGGTATCAGCTCGGTAACGAAAGGCAGCAACGGCCTCTACACGCTGAACCTGTCGACGCCGCTGTCGAACGTGAACAACGCTGTGATCACTGCGACGGCGCGCAACAACGTGACAACGGGCACCACCGTGGTGATCGCCGCATACCCCACGTCTGTCGGCGCGATTGACGTGCGCACGCGTATCAATAGCACGCTGAGTAACACGGACTTCAGCCTGATGGTCTACGACACGGGAGCTTGATATGACGGGACTCGCGCTCCGACAATTTGGTGGGATGCTGCCCCGGTATGGGAACCAGCATATCCCCGCGACGACAGCGGCCATCGCGCGCAACTGTCGTCTCGTGTCGGGCGAAATCCAAGCACTCAAGTTCCCGACGCTGATCTACGATTTTTCGGGCTGGCTGGATACTGATGGTGTGACGCCCGCTACGGTGACGCGGGCGTTTCGCGTTGTGTCGCAGGACACGAGCTTCGTCGTTGGCTTCGCTGACGCCACGGTCGACTTCGTGAAAGCACCGCTGGTGCGTGACGCGTACAACCGCCATTACTGGACCGCTGCAAACCAACCACCGCGCTACGACTCGGAGACCAACCTCGGGACAGCGACAACGGGGAATGAAGTTCCTGCCGGTCAACGTCTTGGTATGCCCGCTCCTGCGACAGCGCCGACGGTCACTCCTGCTGCTACCGGCGGCGCGCTGGAAGAAACCCGTGTCTATGTCTACACGTTCGTGTCTGCATACGGGGAAGAAAGCGCCCCGTCGCCGCCGACGATTGTCGTAGGGGACGCCGACGCGGCATGGGCAATCTCGGCACTGGACACCGCCGTTGCCGCGTTCACTGATCCTTCGGGTGACACCGACTTCGACATCGACCCGCTGGAGTTCAGCACGGTGGGCTGGACGAAGAAAATATACCGCACCATTACCGGCACACTAGGTGCAGTCGAATACTTTTTCGTTGCAGAAGTCGCAATAGCCACGACGACGTACAGTGACACACTCGGCAACGATGTGGTGTCCTTCAACTCCGTGCTGGAGTCGGGGAACTGGGCTGTTCCGCCCAAGAACCTGCAGGGCGTGCTGGTCCACCCCAACGGGTTCTTGATAGCCTTCAAGGGCCGTGACGTGTACTTTTCCGTGCCCTACCGTCCGCACGCGTGGCCAGTAGAATTCATGCTCGCTGTGAAGTGGAATATCGTCGGCCTCGGCATCATCGGGCAATCTGTAGTCATCCTCACTTCTGGTTCACCGTTCATAGCCAGTGGCGTGCGTCCCGAGGCCATGACGTTGATGCAGGTGGACACGCCAGACCCGTGCGTATCGCGCCGGGGCATCGTCTCCACCGACAGCGGCGTCTACTACCCCGGCCCTGACGGACTCATGGTCGCCGACGGCAGCGGTATGGTGCGCAACCTCACCAAGAAGTTCGTGTCACGCCGTGACTGGCAGCTGGATTACCAGCCATACGACATCCAAGCGACCAAACATGACTCCCAGTATGTTGCGTTCTACGACAACAAGCTGGGCTTCATCATCGACTTCGAGGAGGCGTCACAGGCATTCATCGAACTGAACGCAGACGCATGGGATCACGATGGCTTTCTCGGCGATGGCGTGACCGGCGATGCATGGTTGCTCAAGGACAACATCCTGCGCATCTTCGACCCGGAAGGCGGCTCCTCCGTGCCGTACCTCTGGCGCTCCAAAGAATTCGACATGCCCAAGCCGACGAACTTCGGCGCGGTGAAAGTGACGTTCACTGACATAGCGTCGTTGAGTGGTCCTGCGACTACGCTTGAAGCGCGTAAGGCGTTCAACGATGAGCGCATCACCTTCCCGTTGAATCCGATCAACTGGGCGGCACTGAACACGTCGCGCGACGTTACGCTGACCTCGACGCTTCCGCAAAACTCGCAGCCGGCGCACCGCAGTCCGCTGTACCAGTTGAACGCTGCGGACACGGAAGGGCAACTGACGTTTCGCATGTACGTGAATCGTGAGACTACCCCTGTCTACGAAGTAGAAATCGTCGACATGGACTTGTATCGCCCACCAGATGGGTTCCGCAGCATCCTGTGGCAGTTCGAGGTCGAGGGCACGGCAGAAGTGCAGTCGATCAAGATCGCATCGACAAGCAAGGAGCTGGAGCAGCTATGAGTGGGCTGTCGCTTACCTCCCGCCTGCGCGGCGCGCTCAAGACGCCCCTGCGCAAGTACACGGGACACCGGACGCTGGAGTCGGTCATCGACACGGTCGAGACGTTGTTGCGTATGCGTGGCGATATCGGCGAAAGCGCGGTACGCGTGTCTGACCTCCCGGCCATCGCCGAGCAGCTGCTCGATTTTCAGGCTACTACCGGCGCAGGCGGGGGCGGTGGAGGCGGCACGGTCGCGTGGGGTGATGTGACTGGCAAGCCGGCGACATACCCGCCGAGCGCCCACACTCACCCCTACGCACCCGTCGACGAAACAGAGCTGCTGGTGCTGTGGAAGTACGCCTACGCGACCTGCTACAAGGAGTACACCTATGGCTCCGGCAAGTTGACCAGCATCGACATCTGGACGACTTCGGGCAAGGTGACCAAGCTGTTCACGCGCACGTTTGGGTATACCGGCGACCTGCTGACTTCGATGACGACGGTGGACAACATTTCGTCCAAGTCGTTGACCAAGGCATTCGTCTACTCCGGGGGCCAGCTGACAACGGCCACTGGAGTAATCGCGTGAATTTCGTGTTCTAATTGCAACGTCCAAGGAGCAACTTCCCATGCCTAAATCGACGCTTACGTGTAACTCCCTGCTGGCGCTGCTGTTCAACGCCACGGCATGGGCAGACATTGCCGAAAACGATGCCACGTCGCCGCTGACCAACCTCTACATTTCCCTGCACACTGCCGACCCCGGCGTGGGCAATTCGCAGCTGACCAACGAGACGGCGTACACCAACTACGTGCGTGTCGCAGTTGCCCGTACTACCGGCGGGTGGGACGTTCCCGCAAGTGGGGCGACGGCAAACGCTGCGCTGATCCAGTTCGCCCAGTGCGGCGCATCTGGCGCTACGCTGACGCACGTCGCCATTGGCACGGCGTCGTCGGGTGCGGGCACCGTGCTTTATGCCGGTCCACTGGCAAGCTCGCTCGCCGTAGCCAACGGCATCCAGCCGCAGTTCGCTGCGGGTGCTCTTGACGTGGTGGAGACTTGATATGCCTGTAGAACAGACGACGTATGCGTGCAAGAAGTGCGGTGCTCCCGTGGAGATCACCGCACACGGCGTATTGGTGCGCAGTTGCGCGTGCGGCGAACAGACTGGCGTCGTCGCCAACCTGAAAGCTGTCGCTGTAGGCGCTGGCGGGGCCAGTAGCTAATGGCGGGACTCCGCAACTTTGCTGCGCTCGTCGATGCAGAGACTGCGGGGCGTGTCGGCTACCTGTCCTACCGGAAAGTGCCCGCCGTCGTCACGGTGATCGGCTGCTGGTACGACTTCAGCATGGCACCGGGCAACCCCGCGCCGCAGTATTACGCGGCAGCGCCGCTGACGGCGCAGACACTTTCGCGGTCAGTAGACGGCGGCATCCAGCACGGTGGCAACGTCTCCCCCGGCTCGAAGCACTTGCGTAGCATCTGCGCGATGTCGGTCGCTGCCGCAGGCGTGCCGCTGTACCTGCAATTGCAGGACTACCTGATGTACTACCCGTTCGTGGACATGGGCACCGCCGAAGCGCAGCCAATGACCAACGTGCAGACGTTGCCGCGCTACGCGACGGGCGAAGGCGTGCAAATGATGGCGGTGCTTGTCGCGCCGCACGGCCTCGCAGCTGATTCATTCTATGTCACGTACACCAACTCGCATGGCATCGCTGGGCGGGTCACGCCACTGCATGTGATGACCACAGCGGCGGCAGTCAACGGCACGATCCTGACGACCAATCGTGGACTGGCAAACTGTTTCGGGC